TGTTGCCCACCTGTGAGTAAACATACTCATAACAAATTCTAGTAAAAACCAAAATAAAATATAGGTAAATAACAATTGTGTCCAAGATAGTACAACAAAAGAATACAATGCTAATGCAAAGTAAAATATATATAAAATACTAAGTGCTAATCTCATTTTCAACCACGCTTGACATTGTTCTCTATTTATGTTATTTTAGCTGTGTTCTCCTCCCGAGGGTCAGAGTAGCTAGTGTTTAGTGCTATCATCTAGACTATCAAAGATATCATTTAACTTCTTAGATACATCATCATCAAGTTCTTCTCTTTCATAAGAATCTTGATTATGTTCTGTTACCATTGTAGCCTTCTCATATGCACTTGATACACTTACATAAGAATTAGTCATTGCTGTACCAGCAGATGTGATAGTCATTATCTTATCTTTAGGTATAGATATAATAGTATCATCAGAATATGAAGTCCACTTTATAAGGGCAACATAATCTTTTAGACCAACCTCTTCCATAGCAGGTATATACTTTACTTGCAAAGGTTTATCAATTTTAACAAGCGGTGATTTCTCATCTAACAATCTTTCAGGTATTGTACAAACAATATCATCACCATTAATAAGTTTAATAATCTTTATTGCTTCCATGTAACTCTCCTTTATAACTCGACATTATGAATGTCATAGTCAAATCCTTCTTCGTTGTAAATATTTATCCTTTCCCTAAAGTGTGAAAGTGTATAATTTTCTTCTTCTTGATACGATAAATCATCTGATATATCATATAATCTAGCCTCTGAATTATCATCTTTTAGTCTTAATCCACGACCAATACTCTGTAAGTTTCTAATACGAGACTTACTAGGACTACTAAAAACAATATTATGTAAATTACGAATATTAATACCAGTACTAAAGGTACCGTAACTGGCGATAATAATAGCGTTATCAGATTTTTCTGTGATAGCTCTAATCTTTTCTCTTTCATTTGCTTCTACTCCTCCATAAACAAAGAATACTTGTTTGTCTTCATTCTTTTCTTCTATTAGTTGTTTTAATATCATACCATGTTTTTCTACATATTGAAACAGGCAAAGTGAATTACCAGTAAGACCTAAACATAGATTTCTAATATAGTTATTTCTTTTAGTATTAGATACAAGAAAATCCATTTCTTCTTGATATGTTTTACCTCTAAGAAAGTCTATTGACATCTTCTCATGTTTTAAAACTAGACAATGTATTTTAAGTTGAGCCAGATGTTCTTTTTCTTGAAGTTCTGTCGTTGATACTATTTTGTTCACGGCACCAAATAAACCCTCTAAAACTAACTTGTGGGTCTTGCTATCATCAAGTGTGCCTGTAAGACCAATACGATACTTACAGTTTTCTAATCTTGCCATAATTTTAGTTAAAGAAACTGCCTTAAACAAGTGAGCTTCATCACCGACAACCATACCAAACTGTTTAAACCATTTCTTATCTTGTTTATAGATTGATTGCCATGTACTAATTACTATTCTTTTATCTGTTTCTTTTTCATGACCTTGATATATCTTGTGTACATTTCTCAGACTATTATAACCATAGTCTTTAAAGTCTTTAAATAATTGTTCTACTAGAGAAGTAGTCGGTACTACTATAAGAATCTTATTGTTTTTTTCTTCTTTCAGGCGTATCAGATTAAAACGCACCATCAGATAAATTATCAGAGATTTTCCGGATGCCGTCGGAGATAACATTAAACACCTTGATTTCACCATAGAGTAAATAAACGCCGATTTTTGGTAGTCTCTTACTTCAAAAGGTATTTTTAGTTTCTTAATAAAACTATCTACTAATTTATCATCTACTGAGGCGTCCTTTATGTCTGTTCTGTCTACTACTTCAACATCATTCTCTTTACACCAGTTTAATATGTATGGGTATAGACCTGTATAGATTTGACCATTTGTATATGAGAATAGTCTTATCTTGCCATCCCAATGTCTTGAACGATAGGCCGGCATGAATTTAAAACCGGGTACAGAAAATGTAAAGTGTTCACCCAAGTCTCTACGAACATCCTCATCAGCGTCTACTACTAGATGTACATCATCTTTTTTAGTTAATATTAAGTTTCTCATATCTTCGCATTTTGTAAGTTAAGATGACCACCATAATGACCTCTCAATATTATATTCCATGATATACTAATTCTAGTATCAGAAGTAGTAGGCACCCAATGTTGCATCCAAGAAGGAAAAATTACGCCTGCACCTTTTATAGCATTAAAGTCAAATGCAGATATATTGTCAATAGTATTTTCAGTACAAGTAGGCGACAAAACATGAGCATGAGGTCTAGGGTCAGAAAACTGTAAAGGTGCTCCGCCAGTTAAGTAATAAACACCAGACAAAATATTATTTGAATGTATATGAGGTGTATGAGCTTGACCTTTAGTTAATTTGTTTGCCCACATATTAGTAATCTCTATACTATCATAACTGTATTTAAAAGTATCAGTCAATATAGTATTAGATGTATCAATAATAAACTTTGCAAACTGTGGTATATGAATATGTAAATCAGTAATAGTGTTTACAGGAAAAACATCTGAATGATATTTAAATCTATCAAACTCTTTATGTACTAATAATTCTTCTTCGTTAGAAATATCATAACTAAACTCTGTTAGTATAGTAGGAAAGATTCTATGTATTTTCATACAAAAGGCCTCCCCAATACCCAACCTACTAATGACATTCTAACACCACTCTTAACCGGACTTACTTTATGCCATATATGAGAAGGAAAAGTTATCACATCTCCTACTTTAGGTTTATCATAAACAACAGTTGTATTAATGTTTTTGGGGTTAGGAACAGTAATCTCCAGTTCACCACCGGTGAAGTCTGTATTAAGTATTACACTAAACGATAACTTTCTAATAAGTCCATCAGCATAGGGGTCAAAGTGAGAATCTATATGCCAGTTGTAATGGTCATCTAAGTTATATTGAGAAAACTGTAATGGTTCAGACCTTTCTAAACCAAAGTTCCAATTCATTGTTTTATTAACTAATGCTACTTCAGAAAATAATAATCTTGATATCTTTTCATCTTTTATCCAAGATACTTTACTACTTCTATTCTTACTATTACCAGAATCTATATCAGCAGTTTGAAGACCTTCTGCTAGTCCTAAATCAATTATATTATTACATTGTTCTTTGGATAGAACATTATGAGATAACTTAAATACTTCTTGAAGAAACATTAGATAGCACCTGAAGTAAACTTTCTCCACTCAATAGAATTTCTTATTTGCCAATCACGACCACCTATAATCTTTAATGTTCTATCTAAGTAATTAACAACAGTTTCTAGATACTCTATTTTTTGTTTTGATTTGATTAGTTCTTCATCAGATTCTAGATATTTGTCTACATCTGATTTCATAATTTTTAAGTTGAAAGGTTTTTCTTGATATATCTTTGGACTTGCCTTACCAGTATAATATTCCCACTTAACTCTTTTAAGTATTTTGTAATCAGATTCAGCTCGTGTCATTAACAATTTAAAGTTATTGTAATGTTTAAGATATTTGTTGTGTAGTTGAGGTGTTTTTAAAGATTCTAAATCTAATTCAGCCTCATTTATTTTGAGGTCTTTATCGACCTGCTCTTGTAGTTCTTCTAATGTCATAATAAAATCACCGGTTAATTATATAAATTCTAACTATATTTAGTTAGATGTTAAGTAGTAGTTTCAGTAGTTCTAGGGTCGTTAATACTTGCAAACTCATATATTAGATAACTAAATGCTACTGTACCTGTAAGATATGAAGTATCACCAGCTTGTTGGTCATAAGATAAACCTGATAGTGAAGTAGGATATAAATCTCTAAATCTAACTTCTAATATGGGATTGTTTTTACTTGATAGTATTGATAGTGTAGCGTCTGAATATTGAGCGCCAACATCAAATCCCACATCATCTACTTTACCTGCTTCTCTACTATTTGCAGTTGCATTACTTGTAGGAAATCTATCACTACCAGCATTAATAAAAGTTTCAAACTGTGTATGACTTTTAGGAAAACCTAGACCGGTTAACCAACCATGTATCTCACGATAGTTCTCTAAGTTTTCATCAATCATAAAATCTACATTTAAAGAACCATAAGTTAGTTCATCACCAGGTATTGGTATAGTTTTTAATGGGGTATCTTGTGAAGTTTCACCCAATGTAATACCAGGTATATTTACAGATGTACAGAAAAATTCTACTTTAGGCAGTTTAGTAATATTAAACTTAAACTGTGTAGCAGCTGCGTAATCTAACTTAGTTGGTTGTCTTGTTAAAGAATTTGTTTCTGTCATGGGGTAACATCAGTTATTGTAAGTCTATCCATATTTTCATCAAAATTAATAGTAGAATCTTCTATAAAAGAATTGTCATCATCTGACCATGTAAGATGTAAATCTAATGAACCTATTTGTTGTTTATTATCACCTTCACTTGTTTGTCCTATCATACTTACTGACCTTCCTTTTCTTGTATCAGATTCTTCATAATAATAGAAAAACTCTTTTTGTCCTTCGTTATTTAGAACCAAGTAATGTTTAATACCACTAGTATCATCGCCATCTACATTGTAAACAGGTTGTTTATTGCCCACATTAAGTATATCAAAAGCCAATATAGGTACTACTGTTGTAGCAGTTCCAAGTATTGTAACGCCATCATTAAAAACCATTTTTCTTGAATATAAACGAATATACTTATTTACAGGGTCTTGGTAGTAATCAGTAAATATTTCTAATGCTCTATCTGTAATTGTAATTGCCATAGTACTATTTATAAAGAACCTTTGGTCGATTATCATTAGGTTCAACAAATATTTTAGCGTCTTTTAATGATTCTGTATGATTTCTGTACTTATTTTCAGTTGATGTAACTACTATTATTTCTCTATCTAAATTATCATGATGAATAATAACTGATTGAATGTCATCATCTTGATTTATTGTAGATGTAGGTCTTGCAGTTTTTGTTCTATTTACTAATACAAACTCTTGATATACAAAATTCCAAAACAATACTTTACTATGATTTTCTTCTGGAAAATATGAATGTATATTAAATGCAAATACATTGCGACCTCTATTACCCCAAAAAGTATTTGTTCTCAAATATTCCCAATGGTCATTTTTGGGGGCCTTTACTTTCTCTATTAATCCTTCTATTGGCGTGCAATTTTCAATTTCATCGCCTTCATTTTGTTCATACAAATATGTGCCAGTTTTCATATTTTGTCGCAAATCTTTAATACTAACTTTTTGTTTCATATAATCATCTACATAAAACTCATCATTACTTTCATATGCCTTTTTCATTTCTTCATGGTTATCTACGATTCCTAAATGTAATCTAATTCCTACAGGATATTGACCATACACTTTCGTATGAGTTTTATCTTTATACATTCGATTAAGTAACCAAGGATATATTGATTTATCTATTATCATATCATATTAATTGTTAGTGATAGTCTAGGACCATCTGTTGATTTTACATAATGTCTAGTTCCTTTAGGTATATATAATACATCTCCAGGCGGCAATATAACATCTTCAGTTTCATTTAAAACCCAATGTGAGGTACCATAAATCTGTTTTACATAAACATCATATTGGTGGTCATGACTTTTAAAACCACCTTTACCTTCTTTACTCACATAAAAATTACCATACACAGGATAAAATGCAAAACTATCTGATATTGCACCTTCTAACAGCCTTAATTCTTCAGTTAAATCAAAAACATTAGACATGATAATTGTATGACCTTTTTCATAGTAATCTAATATCTTAAAATACTCCAAATACCCTTCAGAATCAAACATTCCTCTCTGTTGAGATTCACCATCATATGAGTTTATAACTTCTATACTAGGACTTCGTGTATGAAATTCATGTGGAAATCTTCTTCTTATTTTCCAAAAATCCAATATATCTTCTTCTTCAATGTATAAAGTATATTCTTCCAACAATTCTTTAAAATATTCTTTCATTTATCTCATACGAATTGATAATGATAGTCTAGGACCATCTGTTGATTTTATATAATGTTTAGTTCCTTTAGATATAAACAATACATCTCCTGGTGGTAGTATAACATCTTCAGTTTCATTTAAAACCCAATGAGAAGTACCATAAATTTGTTTTACATATACATCAAATAGTGCATGGTCATGACTTTGAAATCCACCTCTATCATCTTTACTAAGATAAAAATTAGCATATACAGGATAAAATGCAAAAATATCTGATATTTTATTCTCTAAAAGTCTCAATTCTTTAGTTAAATCAAAAACATTAGACATTATTATTGTGTGACCTTTTTCATAATAGTTTAATATTTTGTTATATTCTAAATACCCTTCAGAATCAAACATTCCCCTATGGTGAGATTCACCATCATAAGAGTTTGTAACCTCTATACTAGGAGACTGTGTATGAAACTCATGAGGAAATCTTCTTCTCATTTTCCAAAAATTTAATATATCTTTTTCTTCAATATGTAAAGTATATTCTTCTAGTAATTCTTTAAATTCTAATCCCACACTAATAAGTCTCCTTTACCAACATAAGAATACCAACCAGTAAATATCTTTTTTTGTGTTTTATAACTAGGCATTCCCCTATGTGTATGTGTAAAATCTGAAGGCCAAAATAATAACAATCCCTTTTCAGGTTTCATTTTATACTTCTGATATAAGAAAGAAGTCTCACCACCATCTTCACATTCATTTAAATACATCATCCAGACTAACATTCTTTTTGTACTCTCTATACTACCTCTTTCAGCGTGCCAACCATTATATGCACAACCTTTTGGATATACTTGATAATTGAAACCAGGGTCCATTTTAAATGCACCACCTTCTCTTATCATAGGATATGCATCCAGATAATTGTCTAATGCAAATTGAATCCAATCTAACATATAATTCATTTCTGGAACATTTAAAGTAGGCCAAGTTATATCATTTTCAATACATTCTTTATAAGCATGAGTTTTACCATTCCAATTTTCTACTTCACCAGTAGATGAGTTCATGGTAGCACCACCTCGCAAAGGTAAAGTATTAGCCCATGCAATAGCAGGGTCTACAACATCATCAGGTGCATAATATCCCTTAATGAACAAGTCATCTTGTTTGTTGATTTCGTGTTGTTTTATATCACTCATACTCACATGCCATAATTTAATATATTATATAGTTATTTATATAAGTTTTAGGACCCTAAAATGAAAAGGGGTAGACTTCTCTACCCCAATTCGTTTACTATTGAAAGTAAAGATTACATTAAGTTTGCAACCTGTACTCTACGGTAGTATCTGTTACTGTTTGCAGAACCACTTCCGTTAATAACGGCAGCGTCGCCTGTACCAGCTTCAGCAAATGGGTTAGCTTGTAAACCATATCTGGTTTTAAACCCAATTTTTGGTTGGAAAGTATCTTGACCAACAGCACGGACCATTTGTAGTGGTACATACGGACAGTAGAACATTCCACTATCATATGGTGAAGAACCTTTGTAACCTACTACAAAGTATTGTTTAGCAGTGTTATTTGCAGAATATGGGTCAATATAAACTTTATATTTACCATTCAGAACACCAGCAAAAGTATTACCTGTGTCATCAACATTTAGATTGTTGTTTAACGCAGGAGCGTAATCTAATACACCAGCCATTTGAAGTGCCGAAGCAACATCAGATGAACAGATTATCATATTACCTTTCCCTCTACGAGTTCTTTGTGCAATAGCATTAGCTTCTCTTTCTACTTGGAACATAAGACCTTTGAATCTTTCAACAGACCATCTGCCGTTAGAATCAGTATCTAGGTCAAATATACCTTCAGTAGTTGTGTTTACTGTACCTGTGTTTGCAGAAGCACCTTTCTCAGCGTTAGCATAGATAGTTCTAACTACTTCACGGTTAATCTCAGCTAAAATTTCACTTGATAAGATATTAGCAAGTTCAGTTTCAGCGTCAAGTCCATGAATCGCTTTAAGGTCTTGAGCAAGTTCCATTGTGTATTCAGCTTTTAACGCTCTTGATTTAGCAGTTACAGTTGATTTCTCAATACTGAACGCCATTTCAGCAAACGCATTACCTGAATCTTCACCTAGACTTTCAGCCGCAGCTGTAGACATTGCAGTACCAGTTGTGTGTGTACCAGCAGGTGAATCATTTAACAATGCAGGGTTTGTCCCACTATGAGCTGCAGTTGAGAAACCATCAACAGCAGAACCAGCCGCATTACGACCAGAAAAGTCTGTATCAGCTTCATCAAATAAAGCCTCTGTGCCACTCATGTTAGTATATCTAGAACGCATAGCAAAGATAAGTCCTGTAGGACCTGTCATTGGTTGTACGCCACAGATATCATAAGCAATAAGATTTGGCATAGCTCTTCTTACTAAAGAAATTAGGATTGGGTCCCAATTACTTACACCAGAACCAGTTTGGTTAGTTGGTGTTTCAGCAAGAAACGCTTGGTCTTCTTTAAGAGCCCTTTCTTGGTTCTCTAAGATGACCGAAGTTACGGCACGCTTGTAACTATCCTTTACTTCTGGAAGTTCCGGATGGTCTAAAACTGGCTGCCATTTCTTTTCATAAGTTTCCGATAAGTACATATCTTCTTCTCTCCTTTGTTTAGTTACTTAGATATTTTAATATCTTTTGTTTTACTAATTGCGTTGGTATATGCAGCCATAGCATTCGATAAATCTTCGTTAGAAGTTTCATCGCCCACCGCAACATCATCTATGTCTACTGAATCAGCAGACTTCTCAGCTTTTTGCCCAAAGTAAGATTCCTTAATGGTTTCTACTTTTTTTGCAAAATCTTCTTCAGAAGAATACTCAACGCCTTCTACGAGACTATCGAATTTTTCTTTAGCTGTATCAGCTAAGTCTTTAGAATTTTCATCAATGATTTCTTGTCTTTTATAAGAACCATTAACTTTATTCATTTCAATATTTTTCTCTATTTCTTCGTTAAGTTTTTTCTCTATTTCTTCAATCTTACTAGCTTGGTCTTCAAGAACATCATATTTCTCATCTGGCACATCAATGTAGTGGTCTTCAAATAATTTTTTGAGTCCACCGATGAAGTCCTCAGCGATTTCGCCCTTGATTCCTCTTTCTAGTGCTAACTTGTTTTCATTCATCCATTCTTGAACCACATAGTTCAAGTATGAATCAACCTTTTCAGTTAGTTCAGATTTAGATTTTGAGATTTCTTCTTCAAATTTAGTATCATATTCAGACTGTAATCTCTCTTGTTCTGCTTTTACTTTAGAAGTAATTGCAGCTTCAAAGATTGTAGCAGCCTTTGTTTTAAATTCTTCAGATAGGTCAGCGTCTCCTACTAAAGCGTCAATATCAGATTTGATGTCTAATGAATCAGTTTCTTCACAATGAGAAGCTTTTAAAGATTTTTTCTTCATTCCTTCTTTTGTTACTTCTTCTTCTTCAACATCTTTTTTGATATCTTTCTCTTTAGATTCAACAACCTCATCTTCAGAATCAGTTTCTTCACTATATCCAGCTTTCAAGTGTGATGGTTCACCACTTACTTGAGCACTTTTAGATACTGTGTCAGAAACTTGTTTAACTTTCTTCGTACCGTCAGCAGAATTACTGTCTGTTGGTTTAACAACAGGTGCGCCTAAATCTTCAGCGTCATTTGAAAGATGACTAGGTTCAGCTGCAACAGCATTCTTTTTAGGAGCGTCAGCGTTTGGATTCGCTGAAGCTTCTACGATAGCGTCAGTTATTTTTTCTGATTCTGCCATTGAAAATCTCCTCTTATTAATTGTTATAACAATATAAATTTCTAAACTTTTTTAAGAGTTCAGGTAATATTTATAATATTATAGTTTTCTAATAAACGAATCAAAGATTTCTAGTTTTTTTTCTTCTAGTTGTCTTTTCTTCGTATTAATCACTTCCATCTTCCACGCCTCAATGTCTTTCTCGACAAGGAGACCGCTGTCCCATACCCATTCTTTACCTTCCATAATGCCTTCTACGAAAGCGGCCGGTGCCGAAGGGTCTGCTACAATGTCAGCGGCAGTAGCTAGCATGAAATCATCTTTCACATAGTTAGCGCCGTTTCTTTGCATGATGGAACCCATTCCCCTTGATGATACTCCTAATTGAGCACCCTCATCAA